ATGTGGAACCGCTGCCGTCAGTATTGGACCGCGCCTGATTATATCCGGGTCACTGACGATCTGAAGTCGCCGCAGTTCATCGGCATCAATCAACCGCAAGTAGGAACGCAGATCGGCCGCAACCCTCAAACGGGGATGCCGGAGATTCAACAGGTCGTGCTGGGCTATGAGAACCAACTAGCCGAGCTGGATGTCGATATCGTTCTCGATGTAGTGCCGGATACCGCTGCGCTTGCTGACGAGCAGTTCCAGGCATTGACCGAACTGGCGAAAATGTACGGCCCGCAGGAAGTGCCGTTCGACGATCTGCTGGAAGTGTCGAGCATCCCCAACAAACGGGAGCTGATCGAGAAAAGGAAAGCGAGAGCCGAGCAGGCCGCACAGCAGGGCGGACAGGGCCAGCAGATGCAATTGCAGGCCGCAGCCGTGGAGATTCAGGACAAGGCCGCCGCCGCTCAGCTGAAGCAGGCACAGACAGCCAAGACGCAGGCCGAGACAGAAAAGCTTGGTTACGAAGCGCAAAACGAGATCATCAAGCCGCATCTGGAGGTCGTGAAAGCCGGTTTTCAGATCGGACAGAGACAACCGCCGCCGGGTTTGACGGGCGCTACAGGCTAGACTGCATCTAGCAATGGGCCGCCGCCAATCGGGCGCATCGTCACTGCGACGTCAAGCAGAGGGATAATCATGGACAAGCTGGAATTTTTGGACGGCGCGGAAGCGCCGAATGAGGAAGTTGTGCCAGCGGAAGCCGCTCCGGCGGAAGTCGCTGCCGAGGAAAAGCCCGAACGTCCGCGAGGACCGGACGGCAAGTTCGCGCCCAAGGAGAAGGCTGAGGCTCCTGCTTCGCCAACTCCAGAACCCGCACCTACTGCTGAACCCCCACAGGAACAGCCGATGGTGCCGCTCGCGGCGCTGCACGAGACCCGCGACAAGGTCAGAGACCTCGAAGCCCGTCTCGCTGCAATGCAACCCAAGCAGCCAGCACCTCAACCCGCGCTCGGCCCGGCTCCCGACATGTTCGAGGACCCGGACGCCTATCAGGCGTGGCAACAGCAGCAGATCGTCAATGCGACCCTCAACCTCTCGGAAGAGATCACGCGGGAAAAGTATGGCGACGAGCTGGTGGACGCAGCCAAGGCGTGGGCCACCGAACAGTTTCAGGCCCGTCCCGGCTTCGCTCAGGAGGTCCTGAGCCAGCGCAATCCCTACGGCTATGCCGTCAAGCAGTACCAGAAACAGCAATCGCTTTCCCAGCTGGGAGACGATCCGACAGAGATTCAAGCCTACCTCGCCTGGAAACAGGCCCAGCAGGCTCAGCCGGCGGCTCCGGCCGCCACAACCCCACCTCAGCGCCCTCCACAATCGATCGCCTCTGCACCTTCAGCCGGAGGATTGCAGTCACAGGCGGTCGGGCCGGGAGTGGCGTTTGATTCAATCATAAGGTAATTCGAAATGGCTGAAGTCACCCTCGCATCTGCTTCCGAAAAGCAGAAGTGGATCAGCGACTATTTCGCTGAATATGTCCGGCAGTCCGGTTTTTCCGGATACATGGGCCGGTCCAACAACTCGATCATCATTGCCAAGTACGAGCTTCAGGAAGAGGCTGGCAAGACGATCAACATCCCGCTCATCACGCGGCTGAAGTCGGCGACCGGCGTTACCGGTTCCGGCGTGCTCGACGGCAACGAGGAAGAGCTCGGCAACTACAACTGCGCGATCTCGATCGACTGGCGCCGCAACGGCGTCCGTGTTCCGAAATCGACCAGTTTCAAGACCGAGATCGATCTCTTGAACGCCGCTCGCGACATGCTGCGCACGTGGGAAGCCGAGAAGATCCGCGACGATATCATCAAGGCAATGCTGTCGGTGGTCACGACTGCCGACACGACCGTCAACATGGCGGATTCGTCGGCGGCCAACCGCAATGCTTATGCGGCGGCCAATTCGGATCGGTTGCTCTTCGGCAATGCCCTGTCGAACTATTCGGCGACGTGGGCGACGGCGATGGGCAACATCGATACGACCAACGACAAGTGCAACGTCGCGCAGATGAGCCTGATGAAGCGCATCGCCAAATTGGCCGATCCGCACATTCGTCCGTTCCGGTCGAAGGTTGGGCAGGAGTTCTTCGTGGCGTTCCACGGCTCCCGCACTTTCCGCGACCTGAAGGCGGACTCGACCATGACGCAGGCCAACCGCGATGCGCGGCCCCGCGATGTGGAAGAGAACCCGATCTTCCAGGACGGCGATCTCATCTATGATGGCATCATCCACCGTGAGGTGCCGGAAATCGATGCGGTCGCAGCCAATGGCGGCAATGCCTACACCTTGAACGGCGTTGGCGCGTCATCGGCGGATGTCCGTCCGGTGTTCCTCTGCGGAGCGCAGGCCGTGGGCATCGCCTGGGGCCAGGAACCAACCCCGAGAACCGACACGGCAAAGGACTATCAGTTCCGTCCCGGTGTCGCGATCGAGGAGCTGTTGGGCGTCAAGAAACTGGCGTTCAACGGTCTCCAGCAGGGCATGGTCAGCGGCTTCTTCGCTGCGGCGGCCGACAGCTAAGGAGGGACAGATGCCTGAGATTGGCTCCGGCGATCCGAGTGACCCGCTGTTTCAGCAGGCCCTTGGTTTCACTCCCAAGGCTAAACCGAAGGCCAAGCCAAAAGCAAAGCCCAAGGCAAAGCGCAAATAACCATCATCGAGTGAGCGGCCCTTCGGGGCCGTTCGCTTTTGGAGATACGAAATGGCGACTTATTCAAGCTCTCAGGTGACGAACAGCATTCCCCTGTCGCACCACGGCCCTGGCGGCAACGTCAAGGTCGCATTCGCGGATATCAACTGCACCGCCGCGCCGTCCACTTCCGACACGATCAACTTTTTCGATCTGCCGGCTGGCGCGAGGGTTCTCTTCGCTATCCTGGAATCGGACGACATGGACACCAACGGCACCCCGACGCTCACCATCAACGTGGGTGATGCGGGCTCGGCGACGCGGTACTTCTCCGCTTCGACCGTGGGCCAGGCCGGCACTCTGTCAACGGCGATTGCCACGGCGGGTGCGGGTTACTCCAACACGGCCAAAACCCGTGTCGTAGGGGTGGCGGGCAACAACGCCGCAACCGGCGCTGCCGGGCACCTCTATCTGACGATGTTCTACGTCCTCGAAGGCGTGGCGTCCTAACGATCGGTGGGGGCTGTAATGGCTCCCACCTTTCCTTTCGGGGAGGGTGATTGATGGCAACCTGCCTCGATATCATTACTTATGCCATGCGCTCGCTGGCGCAGTTGGCCTCTGGCGAGCCACCTACCTCGAAGGAAAGCGACGACGGACTTGTCGCACTCCAGTCTTTCTATGACGAGCTGGTCATGTCCGGCATGTTCGGACGACTTGAGGATGTCTACCTCACTGCCAATGATACGGCGGAAGAGGGAAAGAGATATCTCCTAGCTTCCGGCATCACGCTCATTGAACCAACGATCATTCTCGCCGCTGACACGGACGGTGGGGTAGACCGGCAGCCAAGAGACCTGTCGCTGTATGAGAAGCTGACGAGCACCGGAACGCTTACGCGCAGGCTCTATGATCGCACATCATGGGTCAATCTGACGGGGCTGGCGCTCACTGACACGGCTCCTTTGTCCGGAAGAGGGGCGATGGGCCTTGCTGCGGCGGTAGCGTGCTCTGGCGGCTTCTCGGACATGTTCGGAGCCACTGCCGGGCCAGCGCTTCTAGCCAGGTCCCAGCGGTTCCTGTCGAGCCTTTCGCATAAGCTCGGTTCGACTCGCGACCGTCTCGCGGCGGAGTATATGTGAGTGCCCTCCATTTCCTACGGCTCGGGAGCCTACAAAAGGACAAATGGGAGCCTCCCACCGCTCACGCTCATCAACATGTTTCTGGAGCAGGCCAAGACATCGGAGCAGGGAGTAGGCCTCTTATCCCGTGAGGGACTGGCTCAGTCTTCGGCGGTTGGAGGCGGGCCGATTAACGGCATCTTCTCCAAGCAGGGCTGTTTCAATGGCGACCTGTTCGCCCTCTCCGGCAATGCGGTTTACCGGGGAACAACCTATCTGGGTGCGATCACCGGGGCCGGGCCGATTTCCATCGATGGCTCGGACAATGAGATTGTCATTACAAGGGGAGGCACGGCTTACAGCTATAACGGCACCGATCTTCAGCCGATCGCCTTCCCTGACGGGGCCAATGTCCGGGCTGTATGTTTCATCAATGAAAGGTTCGTGTTCGTCCGCGATGGGACGGCAAAATTCTATTGGTCCGACATTCTCGATGGGCGGACGGTCGATGCGCTCAACTTCGCCACTGCGGAAAGGCAGCCGGATCAGCTCCTCGACGTGAAGGCACGGGGAGACATTCTCTGGTTGCTTGGACAGGCGACCATTGAGGCGTGGAGCAACGACGGAGCCGACGTGGACATTCCCTTTTCACGCATCGAGCAGGTTGTCTTCGACGTGGGAACTATCGGTACGGGCTGCACCGTCCAGGCGGACAACACATTGTTTACCATCGGCCATGATGGAGTTCTTTATCGCACCGGAGAAGTGCCTGAGCGGGTTTCCGATCATTCCATTGAGGAGCGCATTCTCAGCTCCACGGCACAAAAACTATTCACATTCAAATATCAGGGCCATGAGTTTCTTGCTATAAGATTAGACGAAGAAACCTTGCTCTATGATGCGGCCACCCAGGAATTTTGCGAGTTTCAGTCATCACAGGCTAATTGGATCGCGCATTGCGCGACAATGGTTGGTGATGTGGCCTATTTCGGTCATTCATCCAGCAATCAAGTGATGATCTTCGATGGTTGGACTGATGTTGGCGACGAATTAGAGCGCCGCTTCTCTGCCGCCCAGCAATTGGACGTGCCGCTGTCGGTCAACAACATCCGTTTGTGGTGCAATGCCGGGCATACGGAGGTGCTAAGCGGCCAGGGATCAGACCCACAAGTTGAAATGCGCTATTCGAGGAACGCCGGCAATAGCTGGAGCGGCTACAGCTCGGCCAGACTAGGAGCGGCCGGGCAATATCGGACGGTTCCGGCATGGAGAAGGCTGGGGCAGTTCGACTTTCCGGGGCTGTTGTTGGAGTTTCGGCTGACCGACCCAGTGCCGTTTCGGGTCTCAGCGGTGAAAGCCAACGACTTCTCGGGCGGGCGGTCGCGTGCCTAAGCTTCTCGACAGACTGACGGGGCAAAATTCATCGGGAGTCGCCTTTAGGAAGCTGTGGCAAAAGAACTGCGAACTTATTGAAGCCCAGTTCAACGATATCTTCCTGGCGCTGGCTTCAATTTCCGAGGTCGCCCCGATCACTATTGTTGCCGATTACACAGGAGCAGTGAACCCGGCGAACCAGCTGCCTTATCAGGTGGCGATCAAGCGGTTCAGCGGCGACACGGACGTCACCACATCGGCGACTTGGTC